ATTCAACAAAATGGAATGATGTATTAGAGCAAGCCAAAGAAATAGATAAGGAGCAAAAAATTATTGACTACGAAATGGGATATATCAACGGAGGTAATAAAAAAAGTATTAGTGGTGAACAATACTACAACCAAACATACGGAGGTAACAATGAAATTTGACAATCCTTTTTTAAGACACTTAGCCAAAAAATACCAGTTTAACACTTTAAATGAATGGTGTAATTACATTCAAGACTGCAAAGATATTAATAACATGAATCAAATTGAACTATTAATATATGAACTATCTACAATTAGTGGTTACACTTTTAAAGAGTTAACGGGCAAATGTAGAAAACGTGATCTAACTGATGTAAAACATATTGGGAGATATATAGCATGGAAAAATAGTTTAGGATCATTAAAAGAAATTGCATTTGTATTTGGCGGTAAAGATCATTCTACAATTATTCATTCTCGCGATTTTGTAATGTCTATGATAGATGGCAATGATAGATCATTTCATCAATTGTACAATAAATTCAAACATTTAGTATATGAAAAAGTATAAATGCGTAAAAATAATTGGACCTTATAATGGACCATTTGCCGAAAACATAACAACTTATGTCTTAGAAAATGAAGGAAAAGAAATAGCATGGCATTCTGGACCTAATAAGAACTTTATTTTCGAGCTTAATGATTATTACATAAATATTTTTTTAAGTAAAAGAAACATAATAAATTACAAAAAATCACAACCAATAAAACTCTTTAATCAAACAAAACTACTATGAATATTCTAATTGAAGCTAACAGCATTATTAATGATCGTTCCGAAGAAAAGGAACGTATGTATGGACCATTTGAAGAAGGAATGGAAAGAGCTGCACAAATTCTTTCTGGGATGACAGGATTGCAAGTTGATGCAACATTTATGTATAAAGCAATGATTGCATTAAAGTTTAGCAGAGAATCTTATAACCATAAAGAAGACAATTTACTTGATGCAGTAGCTTATATCGGTTCACTTAATAATTATCATAACAAAAAATGAAAACAGCAATTTTAACATTAAACAATCGTATAAGATTAAATGGAGACAACATTAGATCTTTAGAAGCTATTTGGACAGAAAAATATCTAAAAAAATTTGGCAATATAGACGCTGATTTTGTATCAAAAAAAATAGGATACGAGAAAGCAATTTTAAATTATAAAGATATTTTTGATTTTAAAGACTTAAATTGTTATGATCAAATAATTCTTCATAATTATAACACTAATTTTTTTGGTGGAGTTGTTGATGATTACACTGTTCAAACAATAAAACTTTTAAATAATTTCAATAGCAAAATTTCTTATCTTATTACAGATCCAAAATTGTATTTTAACTCATTAGCTTTAGCAATAAAGAAAAGGATTCAAAATAACAAGATCAAATTTCAAAAGCTTAAATTAACTATTGAAGAATTAGATCATTTTTTAACAAAAGAAAATCAATTTAAAGCTATTTTTACTGGTATCAATTACAATTATTTTATTGATAAAATTAATCCAGAAATAAAACTTGAATTTGATTACAATATTCCTTTATTTGAATTTATGTTTATAAATAAACCAAAACCAAATATTGCAAATGTTGAAAAGATATATGATATTTGCTATTATGGCAATAATCGTGGAGGTTATAGAACAAAACTTGTTAAAGATATTTTTGGCAATAGTATGATAAAGCCAAATGTTATTGGTTTCAATATTGAGTTGCCAAATGCCCATTGTGATGAATATGTTGACAATAATATTTTGAATGAATACGTACAACGTAGTTACTCAAGTATTGTGATTGGAGATAAAGAGCATGAAAATAATTGGACAACAGCTAGATTTTTTGAAAATAAACATAAAGAATTACTTACATTTATTAATTACAAATATGATAGTGACATGAATCTTTATAAAAGTGATTTTTAACGTGAGCATATGTATTTCTCAACTACACAAAAAATATTGACAACGCTTAATAGAGCTAAAAAAGATAAAGAATTTTATGATCAAATTATAAAAGAACAAAAAGAAGAATTAAAAAAATATAACTATTTGAAGTTATGATAGAAAACAACACAATCGAAACTGGGGCTATGGTTGGCTTCATTTCAAAAAAAGAATCAAAAACAGGTAAAATTGTTAAAATCTACACACAAGATCAAAAGACTTATTGTAAGATTAAAACAGAAAAAAAGTACTATTACAAACAACTTAAAGATGTACAATTATGCAATTAACAAATGAATTTGAATCAATTAGAGAATGGGCATCACAAAGAGGTATTTATGAACGTGGTGATCAAAAAACTCAAGCTTTAAAATTAATTGAAGAAGTTGGTGAATTAGCTAAAGCAATTATTTTAAAAGATCAAGAAGAGTTAAAAGATGCAATTGGCGACTGTACAGTTGTATTAGTTAATTTGGCAGAACTATCTGCTTTAAAATTTGAGGATTGCGTAAACACAGCTTATGACGTTATTGCAAAACGTACAGGCAAAATGGAAAATGGTACTTTTATTAAAGACTAAAAACATAATCCCGAAATGCTTTGCAAAGTAGGGATTATTTAAAAACTACTTTTATGAACTACAAAAACGCTAATGAAGCATACGAGAAAACACTTGAAAAAATTAAAACCGAAGGAATATTTTTCCAAAAAACTAAAGCATTAATCAATCATGGTTTTACTATAGAGAATCCATTTGATAATTTAATTACTAACGTTGAACGTAAATGGAGTCATAAATATGCTAAAAAAGAATTTGCATGGTATCTTTCAGCAAATCCTTCAGCTAATGAAATAGCTAAACAAGCAAAAATATGGTACAATCATATGGATAGTAATGGTAATGTCAATTCTAATTATGGAGCGCAATTAAGTAGAAACGAACAATTGATTGTTATCATTAATAAATTGGTAAAAGACAAGACAACAAGACAAGCATGGTTAACTATTTATGATGCTAAAGATACTGAATTGTCTCCATTTACTAATAATGGTTTCAAAAATGACACTCCTTGCACACTAAGTATAGGGTTTCAATACTACAATGATAAATTACATATGAGTGTTCTAATGAGATCTAATGACATTCATTATGGTTTCTGTAATGATCAATACTGTTTTAGTGAATTATTTAAAATAGTGTGTAAAGAAACTAATTTAGATGCAGGTACTTACTATCATTGGGCAGCTAACATTCATTTATACTTGTAATATGGCAAAAGATCCAGCATTTTTATTTTATTCACAAGACTTTCTTGTTGGTACTATGACAATGTCTTTTGAAGACAAAGGCAAATACATAACTATTCTTTCATACATGCATCAAAAAGGTAGAATGGATCACAAAAGCATATGCTTATTGGTAGGTTCTTTAAGTGATGAGTTGTTGAGCAAGTTTCAAATTGATGAAGATCAAAAATACTACAATATAAGACTTGAAGATGAATCATATAAAAGGTCCAAGTTTATTGAATCTCGTATAGAGAATGGCAAAAAAGGTGGTAGAAAAAAGACAAATGATGACAAAGCATATGCTAAAGCTAATGCTAAAGCTACAAACAAGCTACCTGAAAATGAAAATGAAGTTATATTATTCTTTAAAGAGAATGGCTATTCTAAACAATCAGCTATTAACGCTTACAAATATTATTGTGAATCTAATTGGGAAGACAGTAGAGGAAATAAAGTAAAAAATTGGAAACAAAAAATGCGTGGCGTTTGGTTTAAAGATGATAATAAAGATAAGACAGTTCAAAAACCAATAATGTTTTAATAATGGGACAAATCAAACAAATAAACGAAATACAAGATCAATTGTTTCATATGTACAAATATGGTCAAAATCCTGGTTACAAAATAGGATTTAAGTGTTTAGATGATCTTTATTCAATTAAAGAAGGAAGGTCAACAATTATATATGGTCATCCAACAAGTGGTAAGAGTCAATTCCTAATACAGCTTCTTTGCTCACTAGCAACTAAACATGGCAAAAAGCATTTAATTTATACACCAGAAACCGGATCAGCTTATGAAATTTACGCTGAAATCATTCATTGTTTAACTGGTAAGTCATTTGATAAACGTAGTTTGAACTATCATATTACAGAAAAAGAATTGCATAACGTTATTCCATTTGTACATGATTATTTTAAAGTGATTGATGTAGATGAAAAAGGTTTAGATTTTGATGAATGGCTTGACATAACTGATGAAGCTATTAAGGACTATGATATTTTTACAAGTTCAGTTGACAATTGGAATGATATTGAACACAATAGTGGTCAAATGATAAGTGAATATTTGAAAAAACAATTGCCACGTGTAAATAGACATGCACGAAAAAATGGAACACATAATTTTATTGTAGCACATGCACGAAACCCTGATATGTCAAAAGGTGATAAATTCCCACCAGCGCCAAGACCAGATGAAATTGAAGGAGGTTCAGTATGGTATGCAAAAGCTTTAAACTTAATATGTGTTCATCGTGACTATGAAGAATTTGAAGATACATGGAGACAATCATCAGAAGCGCAAATCATTATTCGTAAAATGAAAAAAAGAGCAGAAGGTAGAAAAGGTACAGCTAAACTTACATTTGATGTTTACAGGAATGCATACTTTGAAGGATTAGAAAGATATTATTTGCCAACTCCATTTAATGGATTAGAAAATATAAAACCATTTTAAATTATGAACCACTTAGAACGCTACGAATATTACAAGCAACAACAAGAAAGACAATTTAATTTCACTTTAACAAATCACGCAATGGCAGACATTGAACGCAGACTTAAACGTAGACCACAAAGAATTCAAGCTGTATTAGATCTTGAAAAGTTTTTATTAGACTCTGAGAATCAAATATCTTTATTGCCTAATAAACAAATAAGAGATAGTAAAATAGAAAAACTTAAGATTTTATATAAAGTGCATGACACTATAACACAAATGTTGACTGCCGAAATGTACGCACTTGCAAAATTGGATGAAATAAAAGAAAAAAATATTGAACTTGAAAAACAAAACTATGATCTAAGCATTAAGTTAAATTTAGTAGAATTTTAATGTCAATATCATGTCAAAAAATATTTACAACTTAATTTTAAATTTGAATTAATAATTAAAACCACTTATGTTAATTAACATCAATTTATGTCTAACAGACATTCCTCAAGAAAAAATCTTCACTTCTAAAAATGGAAAGAAGTACTTATCCATCTGCGTAACTGAAAGAAAAGAACCTGACCAATTCGGTAATGACTTAACTGCCTACATCAATCAATCTCAAGCAGAAAGAGAAGCAAAACAACCAAGAAAA